ACGCCCGCAAACAACGCAAGGGTAGGTATGGCAGTTTTAGCACGTTCTCTTAATGAAGTTCCAAATGATCCAAAGAACCCACCTTTTTCTGTGGGTTCTTGCTTTTGTTCAAAAGGATCCACAATAGGTGTTTGCGTTTCCGCAAACGAATCTACAATAGATGGTTCTTTTGCAGCAAATGGATCAACAATCGCCATATTAAATTCCTTTATTTATATTTGGAATTGTAATACGTTGTTAGTGCTGCGTCTGAAACTCCTGGGTTCAATGTTCTAGCTGCGTTTAAAAAAGTATCTAAATCAGGTTTATTCCCTGGTGGTGGCATATTAGTTTCTGGTTTAAATGGAAATTCTCTTCGCACATCTTTTTCAATTTCTCTTCTTGCAGCCAGTAGTTTATCGCGATCTTCTGGTTTTAATTTAGGACTTTGTAATTTACTGTCAATGAGCCCAACACGCTTATCTATTTGCGTTTGAATCATATTTTCATGTTCAACTTTTTTATCTGGCTGATCATATTTTTTACCTTGCACTGCAGATTCTGCGGTCGCGCGAGTTTTAACTAATGCTTCAACAGCAGCAGTTCCAGAACCAGGCTTTGCTTTTTCTGCAGCAGCATATGTTTCATTCATTTGTTTTTCAAAACGTTCTGCTTCAGAAGGTTTATTTGCTGTAACTTGTGCAGCTAAAAGATGCAACTGAGCCGATCTAAGTTGGAAGTCTCCACTAATTTGTTGGCCAATAATATGACCAGCAGTTTGTTGCGCCGCAGCATCGGAAGAACCACGAGTTTTAGCAAGCGTTTCTATAAGGGAAACTCCTTTATTGTTCCATTCTTGTAAGCCTTTAGCTTTTTCTTTTCTAATAGCACGAAGTTCTGTAACATTACCAACCCGTATTGCTTGATCTTCTTTTTCAATAGACTCCAAAACTTTGTCTTTGGCTTCAGCAAATTGCATTTGTGCTTCGCGTTCTTCGCGCATTTGTTTAGCACCTGTTGCGCCAACATCCCCATAGCGGGCACCGCGTGCAGAGTAAGTATGACCTAATTCAAGCAATTGCTCTAATGTAGATGGCCTATTGGCTTGGAACATTTTTTCTAAATTGTCCAATTGAGCACGGCGGTTTTCACTAAACTTGCCAAGGTCAAAAGCGTTTCCTTCAGATTTTAGTCTTTCCACTTCATTTTTTTGACTATATTCTTCAGGTTTAGTTTTTTCGTGTTCCGCTATTGCTTGGGCTTCAAATGGATTAGCCATTTTTAAAGCATTAGTTAACTTAAGAATACCAGCAGGAGTAGCGTCTACATTACTAGATTGTAATTTTGGTAGACCAGAAATACCAGGAGCTCCAGCAGCGGGTGCTGCGCTAGCGCCAGGAGCAGCAACGGGCGCGGGTTTCCCATTTTGTGTATTTTGTATAGCTTCTAAAATAGCTCTTTGTTTTGGATCAGTAACTGCTTTTACACCTAGTCCAGGATTTGCTGGAGTATTGTCAACGGGCATAACACTTGTATTACCAAATGGTGCAGGTTGTATAGTAGGCGCAGCGGGCGTCGTTGTTGGCGCAGCGGGCGTTAAATTAGCGGGGCCTTGGGCCGCTATATTTCTTTGAGATCCAGTATTTGTATTACCAAAATAGTCAAGTACGCTGTTTAATTGATTTAAAGCTGAACCTTGGCCACGAGGCAAAAGATTGGTACGTTGAATAGCGCCACTTGCTTCTCCTGGAGGAGCTGCATAATCTTGGGAGTTAAGCAAAGCAGCAAGAATTGCAGGGTCTATATTCCTGCGTGCTGTATTTGCTGCTGCGCCTTCTTCGGGGGTCACTAAAAGTCTATCTTTACCTAATGGTAAAGTTTGACCATCGTTGCTTAGTTGAGCAATACCGCCTAAAGCAGGTTGATTGCTGTCATCAGAAGGCAAAGTTTGATTGTCATTACTTAGCTGTGGGATTACTAATTTGTCTTCTACTTTACCTTTGCTGGCAAACGCAACAATACCACCATCAGCAAAGTTAAACATGCGAGGATCAACGGGCGCATGCATAATGCCACCACCAGCAGCAGCTTGTTCTGCTGGTGCCTGTTCAGGTTCAGCTTGTTCTTCTTGCGCTCCCATATTTGGGGTTGCAGAAGGCTGGGGGACAGGATGAGGAATGCCGCCTGAAGGCACAACAGCCCCAGGTACAGGCGCGCCCATAGCATTTCGTTGTGCGTTTTGCAAAGCCAAGATACCAGACATCTGCTGGGTCTTTTGGGCGATTGTGGGGGGAGGCCCGCCTTGGTCGCCTTGCAATGCTTTTTGTCTAGCGTCGGCCGCTAGAGCTTTATTGATCTGTTCTTGTTTTCCAAGCAACAAAAACTGCGCAAACGGCGAAGTAGGATTGCTTAAAAGTTTTTGTATTTCTTGAAGCGAAGAAGTATTGTTGGGCATACCCTCCAACAAAGCCTGTTGCTTGTCGTAGTTTATTTGCCCAGGTTGGGGAATGTTAGAGCCGTACATTATTTGCCCCCAGTAGTTCCACTAGATGTTGATGATGTTGTTGGCGTTGTATTGTATAACCCTAATGTTTTTAACAATGTAGCCATATCTGTTGTTGCGCCAATAAGTTGTTGCGTTGGCGTTTGCTGCATCGGTATGTTGGATACAGTAGAAATTGGCAATCCAGTTAATAATGATTGCAAAAACTGCACTTGCTGTTCTGGGTAGTTTCGTTGGTTTACAAACTCATTGTAATCCGCAGTGACGCCCGCTTGGTTAAGAGCTTGCTGTTGACCACCAATACCAGCCAATGTGTTAGCCAAATTTTGGCCTTGAGTTTGCTCAGTATTAAATTGATTAACTGCGTTGTTATACGCAGTGTTATAGCCTTGACCAATCAAACCTGCTTGTTGAGCCAATAAATTACCTTCACCAACACCTTGCGCCACGGCTTGGCGGCTACCACCAAATGCGCCTTGGCTAGTTAGATTACCCAACAACTTTTGTTGATCTTGCTGAGATTGATATGTTAATGCATCAAGCTGGGGTTGCAATGAAGCCTGCAAATAAGGGTTCATGTATTGGCTAGCAATACTGTTATTTGCACCACCTGTTACGTTTGGCGTCTGCCCAAACCCACCTGTTTGTCCTGCACCTGCTTGTGAAACTAACGAAGTTTCAGAAGGCGTATTTGTATTAGGAGCAGCAGGTGCACCTGCGCTAGAGAAACTTTGACCATAGTTTTGAGGCAAATTAATACTACCTAAACCTTGGAATAAATTCTGTTGCAGACTAGATGGGCCAGCAGTCAGTGGGCCTTGATATGTCTGATAAGGCATGTTGGCAAGGGCTTGACCTTGTGCCAACATACCTGTTACATAGGGGCCCGCCCATGAAGATACATTACCTTCATTAGCTGATCCAGCATTGGGAGAACCTTGAGCGCCTGGGGCTACGACTGATGTAGTTGTCATGATTGATCCTTATCCTGGAAGATACTTCTCTGCCCTAGTATTGGCAGCAACATTTTTGGTTGTTTTTTTACGCGCATTTTGAATACGATCCATCATAGCGTAAAGTTTGCGTGCCCCTGCGTCACTTGATCCATTTCCAATCTCAGACACAATGCGGGCTGGGATAACAAATTCTCCGTCGGCCAGCGCTGCTTTTTGATGCCCGCCTATGGTAGCAGGGATTGAATCAGATACGCCATCTCCTGGGCCTTTGAGCATGCGTCCACCATCTGAATATGTACCCAACGATGATATGCCACCTTGGGCATAACCGCCTCTAGCATAACGCTTTGTAGTCATTAGGCCACCAGCGGCGGCAGTATCGTACCCAAACGATGCGCTATTATCAACAGGAGGTGTGTAATATGAAACGGCTGGGCTGACAGTTGATGTATCAAACCCAGGGAACATATTTGAAATATCAGTAGATGTCAATTGATTCGATGCAAGAATATTATTGACGGTGCTTATATCCCCAGAATTGTATGCGCTGGCTAATTGGTCGGCTACGCTTGGAGCTGGTGCGGGAGCAGCAGATGTACTGACTGGTGCGGGAGCAACAGATGTATCGACTGGTGTGGGAGTAGGTGTAGCCGCTATTCCCGTGGGAGTAGAAACAGAATTACCTACGGCATTATTTGTTGCAGCAACAGATGCGGGAGTTGCAGGTGTAGCAGGTGTCGCTGGAGATGGAGGAACGGTAGATACTACTGTGCCAGGCGGTGTCGAAGCAGCAATAGCAGCTTGTAAAGCGGCCAAATTAGATGGGGTTGAAGTTGCGGATGAAGACGCTGTGGGCGTTGGCGGTTGATATGTTGAAGCACCAACTGCTCCTGATCCTATACCTGCTTTAAGATATGGTGTTAAATCAGCGCCAGGAAACATCGATTGAATTTGGCTGATAGTGATGCCAGGATTGGCAGCAATAATGTTATTTATTGTAGCTCCACCGCCAGTCTTATCTGTCGTGTTGTACGCATTCGCAGCATTCGTCAATTGACTTTGTATGTCGCTCAATGAAGTTGTTTGAGGTGTTGCTGTAATGCCTTTAGCTTGGTTATACAAGTTAGTAATTTCACCAGTACTTAGCCCAGTGGCTGCAGCCATTTCTGCTGGAGTTACTTTCCAAGTATCCATCAAATTAGCAATTGTTTTATTAGTTGCTGGTGTCCCAGGGGAACCCACGGCGTTCAATGCATTTTGAATACCAGATGTAATTTGTGATGGCGTACCTGCTTGAAATTGGGCAATACCCGAAGCTGTAGGGTTTTGCAAACTAGCAAGGAGTTGTTGAGCAGGAGTCAACGTAGTTGTTGTGGGTTTATTAACTGTTGTGTTATTAGTGTCAGTATTTGTAGTACCAGTATTTGTAGTACCAGTATTTGTAGTACCAGTATTTGTAGTAGTTGTGGTTGTAGTTGGTGGCACATAAGTATTGCCCACAGTAGTAATACCACCAGGCAATAATGTATTAGTTGGTGTTAAAGAACCAGCAGATGTTGGGCCTGTAATATTACCTGTTGCGTCTCCCTTGTTCATGGGCGAGCCACTACCTGCAACACCTGACACTACATTACCACTAGAGTCTGTAAATGTTACAGGAGAAAAATAACTCATTCCTCCACCACCTGGCCTGTAGTTGGCAGGTATTTGATTCATGTTGCGCGATGCGGTCAACGTTGGAATACCACCTTGATATCCACGATAAACACCTGCAGTTCCGCCCGCTAAACCACTGCTTGATCCGCCGCCCAAAGCCTTTGCTAACGCAGCTAATCCTGCGGTAGTAGCGGCTGAGCCAAGCCCGCCACCTTTTAAAAGGTTTTGGATTTGAGTGCCTAGATTTGTAAGTGGGTTTGTTGGTGGGGGAGTCGAAGAAGCTGGAGTTGATGCTACTGCAGAAGGGTCACTTGCATTTTTATTAAACTCATCTGCGCTTGAATTGTAAACATTGCCCGCTTCATCTACATACTGATAACTACCATCTTTATACTGATAATAAGTGTTACCGTTTAAAGTATATTGTTTAGCAACCCCAGATGAGTTAGGGGTAACACCTGAACTATTATCTGTTGTACCACTTGAGGTCGAATCGTTTGATGAAGAACTTGGTAAAGATCTTGATGAAGAATTAGGTGTAACATCAGACCCTGTAGCCTGACCATTGCTATCGCCGATGCTAGGGGGGCTATCAGTAGTTATATTATTAACTGTACCATCGTCGTAAGTAACTTCATAAGTTTGGTCACCTGTATCAACAACGTTTGTTACTTTAGCCATATCAGCCTCTCAAAATATTTAAAATATCGTCAAAAGTGACATCACTACTGGCGATGTTGTCAACAGAAGGCGTTGACGCATTTTCGCTGGTTTGCGTTGTATTTGCAACAGGCGTATCGGTTACGCCAGCAGAAGGTACAGGGGGCAAAGTGCTGGGGTCAGCGTTTACAAATTTTACTTGACCTGTCTGTGGGTCAATCTCTTCAACACTCGCCCCAAAATATTTCGGCTTTTTAAATATTGCAGACGTAGGAATCCCTAAAGCGCTTGCCAGTTGCATGGATTGTATTACATTTGGCCCCCCAGAACTTTGGGAAGATTGGCTAGTTTGAGCAGGCGCTGGCTGAGTAGGCGCTGGCTGAGTAGGCGCTGGCTGAGCAGGTTGTGCTGATGTAGCGCTAGGAGTTGTTGAGCCAGATGTTAAAGCGGATGTCGCTGCGGATATTGCTGGTACTACAGTATTACCAGAAATACTGGGGTCAATTTGCTTTAGTACGGTTGTAGCTAAACTAGCTACTTTAGGGTCTACACTATTTGTTAGATTATTTAGTGCATTTAGCGCCCCAGCTACGTCACCTTTTTGCAAAGCTGTGGCGGCATTCATGCCATTCATAACCGCTTTAACATCAGACGATGCGCCAGTCATCTGAATTACGCTGTTAATTAAACCAGTTACATTGCCTGTTTTTAATGCATTTGCGACAGATAGTGCCTGATTTGCTGTTTTAAGGGCGGTCGCTGCTTCTGGCGGAATAATATTTGTGCCTGATAATGCGGTAGCGGCATTTAATACCGTGCCTATATTAAGAGGTTTACCACTTAAAATACTATTAGCTGCGTTGAGTCCTGCCACAACAGGCGCTACACCTGGTATAAAAGTAGCTCCAGGTAGCCCAGCTACCATTTGATTTACTGCGTTTGTAGTAGATGCTAAAAAACTGCCAGGTGAACCACCTGTATACCCTACTTGTTGGTTGTAGTCAGTAATAGGCGCAACTACACCAGTCTTAGGGTCAACACTAACTGTTGTATGGATTGTGCCGCCCGCTGAACCTATTTGAATTTGGTACTGACCATTAGAGCCAGGAACTACGGCATCAACAGGTAATTGATTACCCTTGGCATCAACCAATACAGTCTGTGTTGATTCTGCGCCTGTATTATCATCAAATACAGGCACTTGGGTAACTTTAGCTGACCCTGTTTGGATAGCGCCATAAGTCTGGTTAAACGCCTGACTTGGGTCATTAACTGTTGCTGGTGCTGCCATTAAACCGCCTCACCACCGCTAATGGTAATAGTTAGTCCAGTAGTTGAAGCCTTGGCAGATATAAAAGAACTTGTAGGAAGAACCTGTACGCCTGCATAGGAAAACGTAGTATTGGCTGCTACGTTTTGAGTATAAAAAAGCGCATTTCCTGTGCCCGCTGCACCGCTTACAGGAACAATATGCAGGTTAAAAGTGGCCGCAGAACCTGTTGTATTGCACACATCAATCTGTTTTAAATATGTTCTAGTCGGCGTAGTTGCATTGGTTGGAACTGTGTATAGCGTAGCATAGCTAGTCGTTAACGCAGCCTGCGCAATCTGTACTGGGGTTACATTTTGATAGGCGGCCATTAGACCCCCAGCCAAATAAGAGTTTGATTGGTGGAGACTTGGTTCATACCAATTTGATTGACGTTATCATTGCTCACAAAATATAAACGAAGCACTTTGGTTAAGGTATCAAAGTATGCTTGATCATATTCTTTAGGAGGCAGCGGTAAGTTAGGAGAAACATTAATGACTGGAATACTCATGTGTTGCCCCTTCTACCGTCAAGTTTCAATTCAATCCTAGGCGTACCGATTTGCCACTGCAAGCCTAACTGATTTCCTTCGATCTGGAAGATCATTTGGCGGCCACGAACACGCAAAAATACTTGTCCAGTAAATTGTTCAATAGGTGCTGTAGCCGTGCGAGTCACCGTAGCTATGTTAGTACCGCCTGTAGCCTGTGGTGAGTTGTATCCTGAACCTGAGTTTTGCATTGGGGTCAAAGTCATAATCACTTGAGGATTCGCCGCAGTAGACTTTCTAAAGGTAACATCAGGAAGAATGCGGTTAATAAAAGCAAAACTATTACCAAACTGAACATCAAACTCAGAAGACTGAATATACGAGTCAATAGGGTTATCTGTGCCTGTTGTGTTGTCATTTAAGCCATACTCATGGAATACCAAGGTGTTGTTGTAGGTAGCTGCAACGGGGTATGTAAGTACAGTTGAATCAATCCAAGCTGTCCTACCCATCTGCCCATAGTACCAAATATCGTCTTGATAGTTGTAGATTACATAGTTGTTAATCGTGGTGCTTGTACCCGAGCAGTAGAACCACCAAACTTCGTTGTATCCTTCGTTAGTACCAGAGAATACTTGCTGTGACTGTTGCTGATTAATATTAGCAAAGATGTATTCACGCAAGTCACAACGAAGCGTAGATACTGTACCGTTGTACTTATAGAACTTGTCAATACCCATCCAATAGGTCGTGCCCGCCGCCAAAACCGCAGAGTTTTGACTCAAGATAGAGATATTGTCACCCACAATGTTAGAACCCCAGACACCTGGCGTTCCGATGTATTGGAATGAATAGACTGAAGTATCAGTAAAAACAATAATCTCTTGTCTGTTTTGCACGCAACTGATGATCTGCGAACCACGAGATAGCCTGATATCTCCTGCTTGATTGGTCGCAGCGGGTGTCCACATGGTCACAGATTCCTGATCAGACCAACGAACCAGCATAGGATCGATAGTAGAAGTACCCAATGCGTTAGTACCAAATGCAAACACAAAACGACTAGCATCGGAGACAAAGATAAAATTAGCAACAATCGGTACATCTGACGCTCCCGATAATGTTGAAATGTTTACTGCTGGGCTGGTAATACTAGTGGTATAACTCCAATAATATACACCGCCACCTCTAGGGCAAAAAATTAAATCTTGGCCAAAATTGGATTGACTCCATAGCCGCAGGCTAATTGTAGTATTTGTACCATTTCCCCATGTCCCAGCGCCCCATGCCCCAGCGCCCCAACCAGATAAAGGCACTTCAATTGCTGGGCCAGTATTAATTTGATAAGTTGCTGTAACTGTACCACCGCCAGGTGAACCAGATGCATCCGTGGAATTTGCTGTAGCTGTGGCTGTAAATGTAAATGTATTAGCATTTAATACAATTACTTGGTATTGTTGGTTTAAAACGGCTGCGGTTATATTACCGCCTAAACCAGTAGCCCCACTAAATGTTACAAAATCTCCTGTTATAGCGCCGTGTGCAGTGGCTGATACTGTAATTGTAGATTGTCCAGCTACAGCCGTAAATGGATTAGTTAATGTAGCTGTGCCACGAACAGGTGTGATATCAAAATAAATACCAGCCTTAGTAATATAAAATTTTAAATTTGTACCTACACCGATCAGTGAAGTGCCATCAAGAGCAGACCAATTAAACAATGACCTGCATGTGCCTTGGTAAGTGGAAATACTAAGGGGATACCAGCCCCCTATTTTTTCGGGAAAACCTTGGCGAAACCGCACATTTTGAGATGCGTACCAACCCCCAGCAATTGAAAAATTAGCTGAGATTGTGCCTACTGTTTCGGCAGTATATTGGGTTTGCTCCCGATTTACACCAGGGCGAAACACCATTGGGAGCATTTGATAGGGTGCTGTGGCCATTACTTATTCTCGCATTAGGAGGCTAAAACGGCAAGGGCTTTACGGGTTAATTCATTGCGTTCATTGAGGCCAAAAAGCCCTCCGTTGATACGTTTACATAGTCCCTCGTTATTACCGCTTTCAGCCAATTCATTGCATCCGTGGGTTCTCCAGAACCACCCTGCGCTTAGAGCAGCATACATGGGAGTAGCAACCAACTGGGGATTTATCACAAAATTCTGATTAAGTGCTTGCCCGCAGTGGAAATAGTTATCGTGAAATGTGAGCTGGATACAGCCTCGTCCGTGGAAGCGATGCCCATCTCCTGACGCCTCATCTCGATTACCGCCTCGATTGGCGTAAATACGATTGGCGATTTTCTCGGGATTGTGAGCGTAAAGCTCAACTTCTCCTGCTTTGAACTTATGACCGAACAACTTTTGAAGGGTTTCGGCTCTATAGTTGAGATTTTCTTCCAGAGTTTTGAAATGGTTGCACTCATGGCTGCATTGCCCTATAAAAGCCGCCTGTTCTTTGGCGGTAAAAATAGTGAAGGTAACAAATGTTGTGGTCAATGGCTCAGACCACTCAGGCCCAATACCAAGCGCATGGAGCTTCTCAGGGCTTAACATTGACCATCTCCCTTACTTTATTGTAGGTGTCGATGCAGGCGTTGAGTTGGGTGATGGCGATGTCCCCGTCTGCTGCGATGGCTGCAATAGTCTTAAGAGTCTCTCGCTCAGATTGGCCGTCATTGGTTGAATCTCCTCTGGCAGGGGTGGCATCTGGACTGGCTTGAACGGGACATTGGGGACTGAGGCGCAACTCGCCAGAGTCAATCCTAGAGTTAATACTAGACTGCTTCGTTTTAACATCATTTCTCGCCTTTACAAGTGCCGTGGTTACGCCTGTTAACTTTTTGTTCAGTTCGGCTTCTTTGGCACGAGCTTCGTCATTAAGTCGGATAATTTCTGCTTGATCTTCAGCAACGCGTTCTTGATAGCCTGCATGGTGTCCATAAAAATATACTCCTAAGACGGCGCAGATAGCGCCTAAAATAAACCAAGGATTGAGGAAACTAAACATTGCTAGCCCTCGCATGTGCCATTCTCTCACGTTCTGCGTCATCTTCCAAGGTGGGGTGAGACATGGGTGGAGGGGGTGGAGTCCAGCCAGACGGAGAAGATGGAGCCATCATAACAACTGGAGCTGGCGGTGGGGGA